TGTATCACCTTATCGTCTACCACTAGCCTATGTTGGTTTAGGATAGGCTCTAGGGTATCTATAATCCTTTTCTCTTTATTGGTGTTGTGTCTTACTTCTTCTATAGATACTGGGTGTACTCTCGTCAACACTGGCTTGATTAGCTGTGTAAACATACCGTCACCAAAGTTACTCTCTACGATAATCTTATTGACCTTCTGTTCCTTAGCTACCCTACAGAGAACCTCAAGGCTTTCATCTGCATAGCCATTCTTAAGGCCACCTGCTGCTGTTAGGTACAGTTGTCCCTTAAGCATCTTGACTACGGTGTATGCGGTCTCATCCTTACCCCTACCTGCGGGGTCAATGGACATCACTGAGCCATCCCACTTAGCTGTCTCTGTAGACACGTTCATGGGTGCAGCCCAATAGTCACCCTTCAGTCCAACATTAGGTAACTGCTTAACATTCTCTATCTGTTCTCTTCCTGATGCCCACTGAACGCTTACAGGGGCTTCAGACCAGCTACTAGGGCCAGACATTACCATAAAGTCATTGACCTTTAGAGGGTACTTATCGGCATCTGAGAGGGATACATCAAGCATGAACTGTAAGGCAAAGCCTGATTTACCATAGGATGCCTCACGTTCTAGCAAATCGTCACTATCGAACCTCTCAGGGTCTGTAGGTTGCCCCTCTACGTCAGGTTCATCAGACACTATAGGGGCTAATTTGTACCCCATAGCTGTTTTTAGCCTGTCATCTGGGTATCTAGCTGGCCAAATACGGGTCTTATAGCCCCTTTCATCGAGTAAATTGTAGATAGACATCTCTGTTTGAGGGGTTCCAAGGAAGATAATACGTCCTCCAGGCTTCAATACCGCCTCAAATTCCTTGATTGTCTCTGCTAATTTGTCTCTCATCATCTGTGTCATAGAGTTATTTGCTGACTCTACGTCATCTGCGATGATTATTCCTGCACGAGAACCTGTAAGTTGGCCTGTAATACCTAGAGACTTCACAGAAGGCGCGTGAGAGGCTTTAGCGGGAGCCACATCAAAGCTAATCTTAGACATCCTTTGTCCATCTCTGGGTCTTAGGTGAGCCAGAATGGGCATCTCGTGGATGAGGCGCAGGGTAAAGGTAGAGAAATCATCTGCCCGTGTCTTTGAAGCTGATACTACAAGGATGTTTTCTTGTGGATTTAACAGCAGTTGGTGACAGACAAAGGCAGATGTTATCCATGATTTACCAACACCACGGAATGCTTCGATAACTATCCTGCGCTCCTCAGCGTTCTGAAGATAATCACTTATGTCATATTGAACTGGGGTAGGGTTAGGAAGGTTAAGGTGCTTCCATGCCATGTATAAGAAGTTCTTAAAGTCTAATATCTGTTTATTTACCACGCTTTACAGCTCCAATATTTTGCTTTGGTCTTTGGGCCTGGGTTGTCACATCCATGTCTAGCCCTGAAGTTTTTACGTCTACCTTTGTTGTTCTTCTTGATGGTCATGTTAGGGTCACCAAACATCACCTTCTTTATCTTTGCTCCATCCTTAACATAGACTTTAGACTTCTTCCTGCCAGCCCCAGGTTCCCCTTTAGAAATCCTAGAGGGGCTGTTCAGCTTAACTGTCTTGCCCTGATACTTAGCCATACCTTACCCCTTCTTCTTGAAGCCACCTTTCTTGGCTTTCATCTTTGCGTAGACTTTAGGGTCAATAGTGCTTTTCTTCTTAGAGCGACTGATGCCCTTCTTCTTTCTAATCTGCATGTTCTTATATAAAGACATAGGTATTCCTTACTGGATTTGTGTTGTGTCTGAATCGAAAGGTAAGTCCTCTAGCAGTTGTGCTAGGGCATTCTCATCAGTAGGGATAGCTGTAACGTCATTGTCCTTCAGGAACTGACGGGCTACGTTAAGCTCTGCTGATTTACACTCAGGGTCTCTTATCTTATCCAATAGTATTGTTGCCAATAACTCATGGAGTTCTTCTAGCTTAGAATCTTTCTTCATGTTATCTCTCCCGTTGTACGCCTTTGGCTTTCTCTACTGTTCGCATTGCGCCTAACCCAAGCATACCCATAAGCACAGGCATCATCTGAGTCAAATCAAGGATTGGAACCACAACCGTAGATTCAACCAGAGCAAGCGCAAAGTTTGCCAGTGGGATAACCATAAAGTTACTCGCCATACCAAGGACACATACCCATCCCACAGCAGGTCTCCAACCCGCAACAAATAAGTTTTTATGTGCCGCTTCCGTCTTATTAACTTCAAGTTGCGCTTTCGCAAGTGCCTGTGCATGCTTTTCAGCCATGGTCGATAGTTCAAAAGCAATAGCATTCTTCTTGTCTTTGTCCTCTATAAACTTATCTAGTAATCCCGATACGGGGCCAATTAATTGCTGTAACATAGTTTACCTCTGTAAGGGGCTTGCATTCAGGTAGTCCATCCCCTGCCACAAGTCCTCTATTTCTTTAGTTAGTTTATTCATCCGTGTATCTACATCACCCATGCTGTCAGCAATAAGTTCTCCCTGCTTAACAACAGCCTTCATAGCCTCTATCTCTTTGGATAGCTCAGAAAGCTCTGCTTTGATTTCTAAGAGCTTTTCTTGTTGGGTTAGTATAGTCTCTAGGTGTGTCCCTAAAGTGGCTAATTTCTGTGTTATAGGAGCCACATCAGGTATCTTTACAGCCTCTACAGTCTCAAGCCTTGAGTACAGACTTGAAGCAGTCCATACGGTTCCCCCGATGCTAGTACCAATCGTCAAGACGATGGCTATCCACATACCTTTGAATGAGGTGTTCCCTATTTTTAGTTCAGTATTCTCTAGGCTCATATTTCACAATCCGTTTGGTTCATAAAGCATTCATACCCTAGAGCTACTGGAGAGGTCTGAAAGAACTCTGACTCACTACCTGCTGCCAATATGTCAGCCTCAGTTGCATACATGTCTATCCCAAAGTTCTGCCCATTGAGGTACACTGCTGTCAGGTTCCTTGTTGTGTTGTAACCCATAGCTACCCACTGAGCATTTGCATCATAGAAAATGTTAGTCTGCTCTGCGGTTGTGTTAGCGTTCTCGATGCCTTGCTCTAGGAACTCTACAGCTTGCTCATTACCTGCAACTGCGAGGAACGCAGAAGCATTGTTAGCGTGTGTCTCTATGTCATCGACAGCCTGGTTGTATGTGTCTACTTCTTCTTGGTCGATAGTAAGCACTTCTACATTAGCTGTAACAAACTCTTGTACCTCAGCTTCTTCCTGTGGAGTCTGTGCTTCAGAGGCAATCTCAGCTACCTGCTGTACTGCTATCATGTCCACCACAACTTCTGTGAAGGTCTCGATGGCATTGTCCATTAACTCAAGCTCACCCATCGCCTTGCCCTCTAGTACCGTCTGTATGTCCCCGTAAGGCAAATAAGTGTTCATGCCATAGAGTGCATCATTGTAAGCCTGAAGTTGCTCAGAAGTGATGTGAGCAGTGTCTGAGAGGTTCCCTGATGACAGGGCATCGCCTTGGTAGGAATATTCTGTGGCTGCGCCTACTAGTAAGACCCCTTGTGTAATCTGGTCTACTATGGCTTGGCTAGATTCTAGGAGCGCATCGTATTCATCTGAGTGAGCTACGGAACTTAGCACTAATAGAGGTATTATCATCTTCTTCATCTGTAGCTTCTCCCCCGCCTATGTTAAGTAAAGTGTTGTACCAGTCTTTAGTTTTCTTACTGTAATCTGGGATGTATGTTTCTGGTTGTCTCTTCATTACTAAGAATGCTCTTTTGCCAACTACAAGTTTACCATTAGATAAGATGGGGCATGGTGTGCCAGAGATAAACATGGCCTTCCATACGTCAAGCGACTGGCATAACCTAGCCACTGCACTCACCTTCATACCTAAGTCTGATAACAGTTTTGCATCCCTGCGCCTGTCACAGTTAGGGTCAATCTCGTAGCCACCACTAGAGAACCCTACGCCCACAGTCTGTAAGGAACCTCCAGTTCCTTTGAGACAAGTGTCCATACCGTTACTCATGTAAGATGGACTTATCGCTGAACCTACTGGTATCTCACTGGATGACCCAGCACCGTTGTAGGTATTCGATGTTGATGTATCTGTGGTGTTATTGTTAGAAGACACAGTGGCTCCCTCCCCTGTAAAACTATTCAGGGAACCTTCCTGTGAATTATTTGCGTAGGATAAACTAGAAATGAAGAACAGAAGGAATACCCAAGGCATTACCTTGAGGAACCTTCGTTTAACACACGGTCTACAGTAGCTCTTATATGGCTAATGTTGGCATCTATCCTAGCTAGAGAAACTGCCTGTCCTTGTACGAGATTCTCTAGCTGTGCTAACCGTGTTTCATGCTGTGTTACTTGTTTATTGTTGGCTGCAATACCTGAGTCTAACTCAGCAAAAAACCATACGAGTGCTATGGCTTGAGTCGCTAAGGCAAACACAAATGTTACAGGGACACTCTTGTTTAAGTACCATGAATCTTTTGACATAATAAAGTGTCCTATAGTTAAATTTTGTACCAACCGTTTATGTAGACTCTGAAGTTAGGGTCATTGGCAACCGTGTTAATAGGCTCACTTATCGTCACATCCCCATTAGTATTAAACACGACAGCATTAGCCCCTTCGAAAGGTCTGGCTGGGCTATTATTACTTGTATTTGTAATGAACTGCTCGGACGGGCGGTAAGCTGAAGCAATTGTGTACATAACATCATTGTCCACAGGTAAATCCCAAACCGAAGAATTTCCATCGGCACCATAAACTGTCCCTGTTATATAGAGTCCTAAGTTATAGAAGACCAAACCGTTTGACGGGTTGTGTAAAACCCTTTCAGTTCCTGATTTAACCCACGCAGAGTCCCTAGTAAATGACGATGTTATGTCAACAAGCTGTCCTTGATTCCATATATCTGCTAAATCTCTTGCTCTGGACATTATTCACCCCCTGCTTCTGAATTATAAAACTCAACGACTTCTGTTGGTGTCTTATCAATAAAACTCTGGTGATAAGCACGTAGTTCGTCATCAATAGAGGTATCTTCAAGAGCAACCAGAGTCTTACGATATACATCTAACTGTACATTAAAGACTTCGTTGGCTCTGTTAGTGTCCATGTCAGCTTCCCACTGCTCCATGTAAGTATTAAACTCACCGTCATTCTTACGGATAGAACGCTCTCGTCTCCACTGAGGCCACTCGGCATCAATGAAGCTCTGAGTTTTTTCCTCAACACCACCCCCATTAAGGCGGGGGTCACCTTTACTAACAAATATCATGCTGGTTTCCTCGCGAATAAGGTTACTTGCGGGTAGAAATAGTTCAGCCTAAAACCTGTACTGGCACCAGCAGTAGGTTTTATATAGTGAGTCCCATCTGTTTTTGTAGCAACAGCATAATCGTCATCGTCAGCAAAAAGCTGTAAAGATGAGGATGAACTATAAAATGCAGCTTCTAGGTCATACCCGTTTTCGAGTTCTAAATCATACATGCCCATCCAATTAACCCTTACGCTTGTACTAGATGTGCTATTTTGTAGTTTCACATAAATAACAGAAGTATTGGAAGGGACTTCAAAGTGGTACCAGCTATCACTAGATGATATATGGTTAATAAGCTGGCCTCCCCCGTTAGTGGTTCCTACCGAAAGCAGAGATGACCCTGCAGCCCTATCCAACCATAGCGAGTACCTTTTACCAGGGGTAACTACAACACTTCTTAATATTGAAGAGTAAGACCCAAACTGGAGCGCGCTATAATAGTTACTAATAGTCCCCGAAGTAGTCCACTCAGAGTTAATAACACTTCCATTATTAAAAGGTGAATGCCCTATAAGTTCGTAACGGTGAGAAACTTTAAAGGGGTCGGGGTTAGCAATAGAATTAATATTAGCTATGTTAGCGGCAACTGTATTAATGTTAGACTGGTGGGTTGAGACATTAATAATACTGCTGATGTTAGTGGCTACTGTACTAATGTTTGAGGCGTTACCAGCTACAGCACTTATATAGTTAATATTATTTGAGTTAACATAAATATGATTTACGTTAGCTGCTACAGTTCCGATGTCGTTTACATCCCCAGCTACAGTAGTTACATCAGACATGTTATTAGCTACAGTTCCAATGTCAGAGGCATCAGCAGCTACAGCAGTTACGTCAGTCATATTAGTGGCAACTGTATTAACATCGCTAATATTAGTGGCTACTGTACTAATGTTTGAGGAGTCCCCTGCTACAGTATTAACATTGGCTATAGATGCCCCTACAGCATTCACATTGGCTATATCAGTAGCAACAATTCCGATGATATTTAAATCAGAATAAACTGCATTTATACTAGTAATATTTGCACCCACCGAAGCAATATTAGTTGCCTGTGGCCCAAGTGCATTTATATCAGCTATATTTGTAGCAACAATTCCAATGTTAGTTGCATCCCCTGCCACAGTATTTACATTAGTTATGTCTCCACCTACTGCGTTAACATTGTTTATATTAGTGGTAACTGTGTTAACGTCACTAATGTTAGTCGCTACAGTTCCTATATTAGTTGAGGCTGAAGCTACAGTATTTACATTAGCTATGTCCCCGCCCACTGCGTTTACATTACTTATGTTAGTCGCTGTCGTGGTAACATTTGAGATGTCGTTACCAACTAAATTAATATTAGCAATGTGAGGAGAAATCGCACTTACATCAGTAAGTACTTGGTTACCATACGCAACAAAGTCTACAACATCACCTGCCGTTGCAGCCGTTCCTAATACTACCTCAGTGCCGTTAGTGGCTGTGAAGTCTGTTACATTAATCAACTTAACACCGTTCAGGTACACATCAATAAACCCTGAATCATAAGTCACAGGGAAAGTTGTTAATGACCCTGAAGTGTATGTCCCTGAGTTTGTTCCTACAGTGTAGCTGAGGCGCGTAGAAGAAGTTGATATAGCTGATGAAGCATGTTGCCAACCACCACTGGTGTAAACCTTAAGCACCTGTACTGTAGTGTCGAACCATAGGTCACCTACAGTGGGACTAGAGGGGGCTGTACCGCCTGTGAAGTAAGTATCTGCATACTTGTTTACATCAGCAATACTAGTAGCAACTGTATTAACATCAGCAACATTAGTCGCTACTGTGTTGATATTAGTTGCGTTACTTACCGCAGAGTTAATGTTAGAAGCATTGCTTACAGCAGAATTGATGTTAGCTGAATTAGCTTGTACAGCATTTATGTTAGAAGCATTCGCTGCCACGCTAGATATGTCAGCAGAGTTTCCTGCCACTGTAGTAACATCACCAGAGATACCTGCGACTGTACCGATGTTAGTTAAGTTAGGACTAATGAATCCTAAGCTAACTGCATCAGTCAAATCTACAGGGTCAGCCAGGTTAGTAATCACCCTAGCACCAGCATTATATTTGTTAATACTGTTAACCCTTAGAGCATCTTCAGTCGCATCAATAGCTTCCTGTGCCATGTAGAATGTCTGGAGACCATCGGTGTCTAGGTCAGACTCCTTAAAGATTGCCCCTGCTGTGTAGTCTACAAGTCGTGCTGACTGGTTAGAGCTTCGCTTTAGCTCGACAACAGTTCCATTTGCAGGGGGTGTGTTGAAGGTTATCTGGCTTGTGGAGGGGACGGTGTAGTCAGTCGTTAATGTTTTAACTACACCATCAACTGATACAACTAAATCTCCCTCTGATAAATACGGAAAGGCCACACTAAACGTGGCCGTACTCCCGTCTGCTGTGTACTTATTATTTGCATAAGGCATAGTTATTAATTCCCAATGTTATATATTATGTTGTCTGAAGAGCGTTGGCCTGTTTGACCCTGTATCTTCCTTTCTAAGACACTTCGGTATTCCTGTGGTATTGCTGCCTCTTCACCATACAAACGCATGAAAGCAATATTTCGAAACTGATTGATATACTTTCTAGCATATTGTTCTGCTATACCTGCTTGTGAAGCTGTACCCATAGGTAAGTCTTGTAGCCCGTGTAGCACCTCTATAAGGTCTGACTCGTGGGTATAACGCATCCATCTGTCGTAGTAGGTTTCCATACCGTCTTTTGTTATCTGAGTTCGTAAGTCAATATCACCCATGAACTCAGGCATCTTGTAGGAAGCTGTGAAGTGTGTGTCACCTACCTGCGCTAGTTTATAAAGGAATCTTTCTACCTCTATTTCTTTTGCAGGGATGCCACGCTGACGTTCCTCAACTGTAGCTGTATCAAAGTAGATAAGGTTAGCTACTGGATTACTAAGGGTTCTTGCTCTACCTAGTGCGGTGTATTGCTTAGGCACTAATGGGTCATCAGGGTTGACACGCTGTAAGATGAACTGCTCCATTGTTACTGGGTCACCAAGCACAGGGTTGTCAAGCATCTGATACTTGTAGTAAGTATTGGGTAAGAATGTCTGTACCTTTCTACCTGCAAACTTAATCAACTGGTCTGAACTGTCTGGGTCTCCTAAGTCTTCAAAGAAGTCCATGGCAGAATCAACACCAGAGGCAAGGTTTGCATCTCGTAAAGACTGTGCGATAGAGCCAACACCAACAGCTACTAGAGCCTGTATCTTTTCCATCTCAGACTTGTTGATTGATTCGCCCTGCTCTTCTCTATAAGCCAGTGTCTCTGC